CGAGTCCCTGCCTCCTGCGTTTAAGCCTATGGCGTTGAACCCGGTCACGATTGAGCCGGGCTTTTTTCTCTTTTTTTGTTTCGTTCATGCCTCAACACCTCCTAAAACTGCTTGAGCCTCTTTCTTAGCTCGCTCAACTTCAATTTCAGATAAGTTGTCAGCAAATGATTGTGCATGTGTGATTGCTCTTTTAGCTTGCTCTTCCGTAGGTGCTGAAATTGCAAGTTTAAGTGCCAAAACAAGCGCATCGTAAGTATTAGTCAATGGTTTATTTTCCATAAAGATTAATCCTCTCTCTTTCCAACCAATCTGAAATTTTTGTGTTTTGCTCTTCTTCACTCATTGAAACTATGTAAGCATCATGTTTGGGAGCTTGCTCAACCACACTGAATTTGCCAGTTTTTGAAAAAGAGATGATGTACTTTTTGCCATCTTTCAGAGATCGCAATCGTTTTAACTCTTTGTTTGCCTGATGAATATTTTTAAAAACCACTTTGTTTCCCCTTGATTTATTTAACTTACAAGAACCATTATACATACCATTACATGTAATACAAGTAATTAGTGCAATTAAATAAGGTATTTTTCTGCACCAAGTTTAGTGCAATTAAATCGGTCATTTTTCTGCACTAAGTTTCGCGCAGTTAATTAACACATAATTATTTGCGCCAGCTTTTTCTTGTTGTAAACACCATGCACTGAATAAAATTTCACTGAAGCTAATAAAATAGGATGAAATCACATGGTTCGCGTATATCAGGATAGCTTTTATCGGCTTAAACAGATTATCGGTGATAAAAACAAGGATATCCCGCCAATAGTGCCGGTTTCTCAATCAACTTGGTGGTTGGGCGTTAAATCAGGCAAGTTTCCAAAGCCCATCAAGCTCTCGGAAGGGGTCACTGTTTGGCGCGGTGGTGATCTTTTGGAACTACTCAATCGGAAAGACTCGTATACTCCCCCTACTCAAAAACGTGTATAGCCCTTTGTTTATGTACGTTTCAAGGAAAGTGCTTGTGAAAGAAAAAGGTTTGCAACACGTTTTATTTGGTGTAAGGTATGGAAAGGTGCGACTGCTGACTCTTTCCCCCTTGAGGGAGTCTCAGCGTACCGGTGCATGAATCACCTTTTCATTGATGACATGACGCGGGGAATGTTTTTACTTTCTATCTCCCTCCCCGCTGATTGTTTCGAGAATCCCATGACCAAACGAGTTGAAAGAAAACTTAAAAAAATTGCTAAGTCTCTCAACAAGGCAAGCCGGACTCACAAGGGCCAAGCCAGAGAGATCACTAAGATCGTTAAGAAGAAAGCCAAGGCAAGGCGCAGAAAATGAGTAGACGTATTCTTATTGACCCTCATAGGAATAGCTCACAAAACAGGAGCTATGGACAAAACGTCACAACTGAGATGCTTTACAAAGTAGACTTCAGTAACGCAGCATCAGACCAGAGTACGTCAGTTTCAGGTGTTACGGCCGAAAGCAAAGGCAGACAAGGAATCACCCTCACAACTCCCTCAGTCAGTTCAAACGTGGCTAGTTTCTACGCAAGCTCGGCTCATTCGGGAGATGGTGTAATAAAAGTGACTGCGACTTATGCCAACGGAAAGAAAGACGCCAGCTTTATCAAAGTGAAGGTCAACAACCCAACAGATCATAGACACTTCTGATGACAGAAGAGTTAAAGGGCAGAATTGAGATATTAGAACAGCAGCGAAACGATGCGATGAATCAATGCGTTTTGTTAGGCGGCCAGATCAAACAGATGATCGAACAGATTGAAGCATTATCAAAGAAGTTAAAGGACTCAGAAGATGGCAATGACGAGAGCGCAGACGAATCGGAAGATCAGACAGGATAGTTTGCGAGAACAACTTGCTAACCAGAAGCACATTGAGCAAGTCGTTGAGTCTATTAAAAAATTAGAGGAGCTGGACACTGAAATGGACAGTGTTTCAGTAAGTCGGATCAAAGGAGCCATCGACAGCAGGATTAAACTTGTAAGCAAGTATCTACCTGACCTCAAGAGCATTGAGCTTTCCGGGGACGAAGATTACCCAGTACAAATAGCCGCCTATGAAATCCAATTCAGTGATACCCCTGAAACGTAGGGTTCCAACCGCATTCAAAGAACTTTACGAACCTCACAGGATCAAATGCTATTGGGGAGGGCGAGGAGCCGGGAAGTCTGTACAGATGGCTTCAGCCCTTTTACTAAAGGGAACGGAAAGCCCGAAAAGAATTCTATGCGCCAGAGAGATTCAGAGATCAATCAAGGATAGCGTTCATTCTCTACTGGCATCAAGGATCGAAGCCCTTGGACTTGAAAGGTTCTACGAAGTCACGCAGAACGAGATTCGTGGGGTAAATGGCACGACGTTCATATTCACTGGACTCCTTGCGAATATCCAGTCAATCAAGAGTATTGATAACATTGATCTTTGTTGGGTGGAGGAAGCAAGTTCAGTCAGTGAGAACTCTTGGAGGACGTTAATACCTTCAATACGAAAGCCCGGATCCGAGATTTGGGTAAGCTTCAACCCAGAACACAAGACAGACGCAGCGTACCAGAGATTTGTTTTGTATCCACCGCAAAACGCAATGGTGAAGAAAGTCAGTTACCGGGACAATCCTTACTTTAGTCAAACGACTCTCCCAGAAGAGATGCAAATCCTTAAAGACCAGAACGAGGAAGAATATCTCCATGTTTACGAAGGAGAGCTAAAACAATTTGTTGACGGATCGATTTACAGAAAGCAACTTCAGCAAGCCAGAGACGAGGGCAGGATTTGTTGGTTCCCTGTCGAAAGCCTTGAGGTTCATACATTTTTCGATCTTGGCCGGAACGATTCAACTGCAATATGGTTTATGCAAGCAGTCGGAAAAGAGTTTAGATTCATTGATTACTATGAACATAGGCTAGTGGACTTAGATCATTACGCTCATGTCCTGAAAGAAAAAGGCTATCTCTACGGAACGCACTACCTTCCTCACGATGTTGAGGTGATCTCGTTAGGCAGTAACAACCGAAGCAGGAGAGACATCTTGGAAGGCTTAGGAGTGCATCCGATAACAACTGTTCCGAGGATAGCAAGCGTTGAAGATGGTATTGCGATGGTGCGAGATAAATTCAAAGCTTGTTGGTTCCATGAGGAGAATTGTGAAGAAGGCTTAGAGGCTCTCTCAAACTATCAGTACCAGTTTGACGAAAAACATGACACATTCAGAAAAGTGCCTTTACATAACGCAGCAAGCAATGGGGCTGACGCCTTCAGGATGTTTGCACAAGCATTTGAAGAAGATACTTACATTCAAGAACTCGACTTTGCGAGTGAGTGGTAGATGAAAAGAAATCAAGAAGAAAAAGACGAAATCGTCCAAGAGGCGAGAGAGCGGTTTGATAATGCCTCTGAAGGTTGGGGAGACATTTACGAACAATCTCTGTCTGACATAAGCTTTATCGATGACGATGAAGGGCAATGGGAGGATTCTGTACGAGAATCACGACACAATCGGCCATGCCTTACTTTTGACAAGCTCTCTGCATCTGTTGACCGAGTTGTTGGCGGCCAGATGGCACAAATGCCCTCAGTCAAAGTCAGAGCCGCAGAGGAAGGCGATGAGGACATAGCTGAAGTCTACCAAGGTTTAATACGTCAAATCGATCAGAGAGGCATACAAGCCTTTAAAACGGCATTCAAGTTTGCGGTCAAGTCTGGTTGGGGTTGTCTGATGGTAGATCACAACTACATTGATGACGTTTCTTTAGATCAGGACATCATTCTCAAAGAGATTAAAAATCCCTTTTCTGTACTCCTTGACCCGATTATCCAAGCTCAACACGTTCAAGAGGCTCGCTTTGGATTTATGTTCGAGGACTTAGAGCGCAAAGAGTTTGAGCGACTTTACCCAGAAGCAAAGAGCTACTCAGGCGAGGGAGACTTTGAAACAAGAGGCAACTTAGATACGTGGGTGACCGACGATTACGTCCGAGTTGCAGATTATTTTAGAGTTGTTTTAGAAGAAAGCACACTGGTTCAATTGTCAGATGGCCGAGTTGTTGACCTCAAGGAAGTCCAACCAGTTAGAGACGAGCTAAATCTGCAAGGCATTACTCTCGGCAAGACAAGGAAGGTTCAAAGAAGAAAAGTCGAAAGATTCAAGATCACTGGCATGGAGGTATTGGAAGAGGTTGAGTGCGTTGGTCGATTCATCCCTCTTGTTCCGATGTTTGGCAAGACTTCCAACATTAACGGCAAATACATTACTAGAGGTATCGTACGCAAAGCTAAGGACGCTCAGAGGCTTTATAACTACTCTCGAAGCGTGGCAGTCGAAGTTACAGCCCTCACGCCTAAACAGCCTTACTTCGTGACTCCTGCCATGATCAAAGGGCATGAGAGCAAGTGGAAGAACATGATGGTTTCAAACGATCCAGTTCTTCAGTTTAATTTTGATCAAGGCCAAAAACCCTATCGAGAATCCCCAGCACAAGGATCACCCGGACTCTTACAAGATGCTCAGTTCGCAGCAGAGGACATTAAAGCAACCACCGGGATATTTGATGCAAACATAGGGCAACAAGGCCAAGAGACTTCAGGCGTAGCAATCGGCCGAAGACAGTTTCAGGGCGAGATGTCTAACTTTGAGTACCAAGATCAGTTAATCGACTCAATGGAGTTAGCCGGAAGGATTATGATTGACATGATCCCTGCTGTGTATGACACCGAAAGAACAATTAGGATCATAGGTGAGGACGAGCGAGAAGAGACAGTTCAAGTCAACAAGACTTTGATGGACGCTCAGACCGGGACATTCGTTAAGACAATGGACTTAAACTCAGGGAACTACGATATCAAGATCGCTAGCGGCCCATCCTTCACAACTCGGAAGCAAGAAACAGCAGAACAACTGTCCTCAATGATCTCTCAAAACCCTGCCATGAGTCAGTTGGTTGGAGACATTCTATTCCAAAACCTTGATCTAGTTGGAGGCGATGAAGCAATCAAACGCCTCAGAAGCGCAGGAGTCAAAGCAGGAATCATAGAGCCTAACCAAGAGGAGGCCGTTGCACTTCAGTCTCAGATACAGGCAAGCAAGCAGCTAGAGCAACAAGCAGCGCAGTTAGAACTCGCATTAAAACAAGCAGAAGTAGCAACCGAAAGAGCCGAGGCAATCGAACGAGAAAGCAAAGCATCGATGAACACGGTGAAAACAGCGGTCGAGCAAATGAAGCTCGCAGAAGCTCAGGAAGACTTAGAGTCTAAGCAGATCGCTCAAATGAGGTTACGTCAGTCGGTAGGACTGCCAGTTATTTAAGGCAAAGTTAATGCGAAAAAAAGATCCCAGACTTATCAG